GAATTGCTTTCACTCCACTTTCCAGGAGTTTTACCATCACTTATCCAACTAGCAAAAGCAGCATTATAAGCATTGTTGTACGCAGTTGTAGCAGCCTCTATTTGACCTTTTCGTGTTTCTGCCCAAGTAAGTAAAGCATCTATAGTTGTTGATCCAACAGCATCACTTGTAGCATTTAAATTGGTATTCCCTGTCATATCACCAGTAGAAGGGTCTTTACTTTGAATTTCGTTTTGACCTGTTAAAGCATTCCAAATTACAGCGTGAATTGTGTTTGGCATCCATCCTGCTTGCCATGCATTGCCTTTATCAGCCCAGTCAATATGAAAAGAATCATCTATTTTTATATAACTGTCGTTTGAAATTACTATTTGCGTTGCCATTTATATCTCCTAATGCTTTATAATATAGTTTACCACCACAAAAGGTGAGAATGAATTTGTTCCTGCAGCGGCTACAGTTCCTGTCAAACTTGTTGTAACATTACCAGTTAGTGAACCTGATAAGGTATGAGAATGAGTGTGACCAGTTCCTGATCCTTCATTTCCAATACTAGCGTTTGGAAAAGTTATTCCACCAGCATTAACACTATCTACACCTTCCATTCCTGATGTTCCTTTACCAGTTGTAGTGTGACTGTGTGATGCTAATTGAGCAGTTGTTAATGATGTATTAGAAATAGATCCTGTTACGGTAACAGCTTGGTTTGTAGCGTTAGTTGCAGCTTGGTTGTTTGTTACAGATACTGTTACTGTGTTTGCTCCACCAGTGCCTGCTAAGTTATATGTATTACCATCATAACCTTGTGGCATCTTACCTTGTAATTGAGGAACATTAAAAGTTGTTGATCCATTACCAACTCCGTAAGTTGTACCTGTTACAGCGAATAATTCTGCATAGGTTGTTCTTGATACGGCTGAACCATCACATAACAAGTAACCTGCTGGAGCCGTAGCTTTAGTCCAAGGCTTAATAGCCCCTACTTCACTTCTGTTTACTATATCTTGTAAGTTAGCCATTAGTCGTTATATTTCAACCTCCATCCATTGTCTGCGTTTACATAAACGAGAGCAATGCCCGCACCGTTAGTGCTTATTGTTAAGTCTGCAGCGGATCCTTGTATCTTCTGAGAGTTACGTCCCACTGTTAAATTGTTTGTACCGAAAGTTCCTTCAGCGTCAATAATTTTTACTTGATTTCCAATTGTAGGAGAAGCAGGTAAAGTAATTGTAAATGCACCTCCAGAGGTATCAGCAAAAAGATTGTCTCCGTCTGATGCTGTGTAAGTGCCAGTTTTAATAACCCAAGCTTCACCTAAACCAGCTAATGAAAAAATATCATACCAGTTAGTTCCGTCAGTAGATAATAATCTATACTTACCATTAACAACAGTTGCAGTATTTCCTGAAGCACCTAGTCTAGCAGATATGTCTGCACCGCCACTGATATTATTATAAATACCAACAGTTTTTTGTGTAGCTGGGAATTGTAAAGTGTGAGTTGTAGAAACTGTTCCTGTTAAAATTAATTGATTTTGTCTAGCTTCGTTGTTTGCTTGAGATTGTGGACCATCACCGTTTGTTAGTGTGGTTGAAGTTCCTGTAGTAATTGCTTTAGAATAAACACCAGCAATAGCAAATTCAAACACTTGAGAGAAATTGTTATTCGTAATGGTACCCCAGGTACCCGAATTTTCTCCTGATGTTTGTAGCTCTATTCGTAAGCCAGTTGAATAAGTTGAACTCATTATTTAATCTCCTAATAAAGTTTTAGTTATTATTTTAAAGTTTGTCAAAACTTTTATGCAGCTTTATGAACTTCTGTCCAACTTATGGCTGGGTTAGAGTCATCTACTTCAGACCAAAAAGTCCCTTGTAAAGTCCCTGTGCTACTTGTAACAGAAACTCCAGTCGGTGTAAAGCTTACATCTATACTAATATTCAATACTCCAGTAGATATTGTGGCTGCTACACTAGGCGCTTCATATACACTCGCTTGAGTAGCATCTCCTATAGCAGAGGTCATTGCAATACCAGTTACGGATACTGTAGCTCCAGCAGTGGTTGTAACGTCTCCCTCTGATAAAGTTAAAGAATTACCAGTAGCAGTTACGTCTGCATTACCAGTAGCAGTTTCATCACCAAGAGAGGCTGTTGTACCTACACCCGTTAAAGTAAGATTACAGTCTCCTGTCATTGTTAACGTACCAGCAGAAGATGTTATTGCGTTCCCTGCTATATCAACAGTTTGTGGTAATGTTCCTGTACGAGATGTCATTCCTTGTTCAGTAACAACAACAGTTAAATTATTATCTCCTGATATTGAGAAAGTTCCTATTGATGATGTTGATTGAACACCTGTAACAAATATTGAAGTTCCTGGAGTTGAAGCTGCTGAAGCAGCTTGAACACCTGTAATTGTAGGTGCAACATCTCCTGTATATGTAATTGTTCCTGTATTTGTAGTTGTAGAAACTCCTGTTAATGCATATTCAGTTTCAAGAATGTTCCAAAGATTATCACTCCATCCAATAATTTCACCTGTGACTTGATTTGCACCACGACCCCAACCAGATTGAAATACACCAGATGCATCTTCTTGCCCAAGGGAAGAAGTCATACCTAGTCCAGTAGCTGTAACATTAGAATCAGCAGTGACTGTTTCCGTACCAAGAGTTGATGTGATTGAATTACCAGTAGCGTTAGCGATTGCAACACCTGTCGCTACAGCAGTTCCAGTAGTAGAAGTTGTAGGTAAACCAGTAGCAGTTACGTCTGCATTACCAGTTGGTGATTCTTCTCCAAGAGAAGAAGTCATTGCAGCACCAGATAATCCGTTGCCTACTGATAAAATAAAATCGCCATTACCCCAAGATGCTGCGTTCCATCCTAGTGGTAAACTTGTGCCTACACCTCTATTCCATCCAGTAAGTAATTGATTGTCTACAATCGTTGGATTAGGCATTGTGCCTAATGTTGACGTTACTGCATTACCAGTAAATGCGTACTCACTTGCTTGAGCAGCATCTCCAATACTAGATGTAAGTTGTATTCCTGTAACCCCAAAAATATTGGTTGTTATTGTTGATACAGAACCAACTGTTGAAGTGAGACCATTACCTGTAGCGGTAACGGGTGCGAAGGTATTCCATGCACCCGAATTCCAGGTCTGTCGGCCCCATCCTTGGATAGTGGCCATAATTTATTCTCCTATGCGATCCTTAAAATTGCAGCAGTTGCTTCAGCAGCAGGGAACGTAATTGTAAATGTTCCTGAAGTTGAAGTTTTAACTGCACCAAAATCTAGTACACAAACAGATGCATTGGTAGTCAAACCAGTTACAGTTGAACTATTATAAATTACAGCAGCTTGGGCTGAAATAGTTGCACTTGTAAATGATATATCACTAAAGTCACAAACAGCCGTATCTGTAGATAATGCTGGCGTAACAGATGTTAACGCTCCACCACCTTCAGAATAAGTGCCTGAGTTTGCTACTTCGTCAGTTTGAGTAAATGCAGTTGTTGATTTGCTCAACGTTGCTTCGTTATCGTATAATGCTAGTTTAAAAGCGTTCCCTGTCGTTGCCGTAAAATTGTGTAGGCCTTTCAGGATCTCCACTTTAAAACTGTTACATACAGCTTGAGTAATTGCCATAATAATCTCCTATGGGTTCCTTGATTCGAGAGGGATACGAATAACGCCGTCCCGAAATTCATCTCTACGGTCACGCCCCATCTCATATGTGGCTAGAGCCTGTAAAGATTGATTATACATTTTATCGTAATATTGTATCATATCTGCTGGACCTTTCAAGTATCCAAGTGCTTCTATAATACAACCATACAATAGCACGTTTGGAGCATTCTGACTTAACCAAGTTGATGTATTCGTACTTGTTAAACCAGGAGGCTTATACGTGTATGCGAGCTCTACAGTTAATGCAGCGTTCGGGGTTGGCGCAAGATAGTGTGTGTCTTGGTCCCACATCGCATAAAATTTAGGCGTTGCGGCTCCAGTAGCAGTACTATCAGGTGCGTATTCATTCATAAACGAAATATCTTTTTGTATCAAGTAAGTTCTGTTATTTGAACCATCTATTAATTGCAAATATCTCGTTGCTTCCCAATCAGCGGGAAGTGGTAAAAAAGCATTATTAATTGTTAGGGTTGCTGTGTCGTATTTTCTATAATAATTTAAATCTACTGTTCTTCTTACCTTATCTTCTATTGACTCTATGAAAGGTTGAATGACAGCATCCGAAA